GCTTCAGGAGCGCGTGGAGGGCTACTGTGGCATCGGCTGTGCGACGGGCGTGATCATTGGCCGGGCCAGCACCGCCGACGAAGAGCCCGATCTTGGCGAGCCGATCGCTCTCCTCGTGCTTCCCTTCTTTAGACGATCCGCTATCGCCATGAATGTCGGAGAGGGAGAATTTCTTTTTGCCAGGTGTCGATGCGTCATCGGCAGCTGCGGCGGATGTCTGACTGGAATGAAAGATCGGTGCCGATGAAGTGATCTGCTTGATGCGGTTGGCTAGTTCTTCAAAAGCCTGTTTTGTGGGGTCCTCAAGCTCCTTACGGGCGGCGGTTCCTTTCTCGTCGATGCTTACTCCTTGAATCTGTTTTAGGATGTCCTGGTTAGAAGATTGATGAAATTCGCGCAGATCTCCAAAAACGGAAGCAGCTCCCGAATCTCTAAACTCTTTATCCGTTGCGGGGCGCTCACTACCGTCTGGGTTGACATGCACGAGATGCCGTTGTGTTTCGCCCACGCGCTCCATGAAGGATTCAATCCAGGACTGAATCCCCGCTGTAGCCATATTGTCAGAGATCCCAGAATATCCCTTATTATCCCCCGTAGCCTTGGCTCCCTCAACGGCCTTTCGGATACCGTCACCAAACGAGCTGGCAATATTTAATAGTTCCAGACCTAAGGGCTTTAAGCTGGTGGGAGAGAATGCAAGAGCGACCAGCTGTCCCGTCAGTTGTGCAGAGTCGGAGGAAGCAGCGATCCAATCAGCTCGGAAGTTCCCAATCGCATTACCGAGACCAGTGCCGACCTTTTCGCCGATCTTGATGGTATCGATTGACTTGACCTCTTCCAGGACAGGCGAGAGCTGGTTGGCCGCCGATTCAGCGGCTCCCAGGAAGAATCCCTTTGTCTTCGCCGAGACCATTTCAAAATCATTGGTGACCTTGGTGAAGAGCGCGGCGTTCTTCTCATAGACAGCGGCCTTCTCATCGGTCACTTTTGCCGCCTCATTGATCGCGTTGGTATCGGAGAGGATGTTGATCATGTTCGCCCCCTGGCGGCCAAAGATGGCGCGGACAGCGGCCATCTTGTCGCTCTGCGTGGCGAGGCCACTGATGGCGACACCGATCTCCCGAAGCTGTGTCGGATAGTCCTCCGACTTCATGCGGTCCATGGAGAGACCGAGATCCTCGAAGATCTTCTTGGTTGGCTCCCCTTCGGCATTCACCCCTCCCAGGGCATTTTGGAGCATCGCCATGTTGGTCACGGCGGAGCCGGGATCCATGCCGACATCCTGATAGGCCTTCTGAATGGTGATCAGATTGGTGATGGATTCCCCGGTAGCCGTGGCCTCAGCGCGGAGCTGCTTCCCCTGTTCAAATATCTCCTTGAACGTATCACTCACTCCCTCCACGGATTTGAAGGCTGCGAAGCTCACGCCGAGTACGCCGAGAGCATCACCGAGATGGCTCAACTCCCCGACCCGGACGGCGGAGTCCTTAATCTCGGCGATCTCGCGCTTCACATGAGCGGCCCCATCGGCAAAGGGCCGGGCATTGAGCCCCATCACAAATTCAAGCGCGTTCATGGGATTCTGTCTTTCGACTCAGTTTTAAGCTTGGAGAGGAAGTCCTGATCGGAGTAGGTCGGACCCTTTGGCTTGAGGTCATAGCGGACAGCGATCGCGCTATAGAGGGCACAGGCCTGAGCGAGGGAGAGTCGATCATGGATGTACTCGATGGTCCATCCATACTCACTGGCTAGGGTGTCGGTGAGGGTGAGGAACCACCCGAGGCCGCTTCCGCCCCCGGGTGCTGAGATAAAGGGACAGCCCCTCCCTCCTTCCCGTAGGGCACGGAGGTCGCGAAGCCCTGGTCGATATGTAGGAAGATTATGTTTCCCGCCCCCTTGAGCGTCCCAGGAGGCAGCGTGTCGCTCCAGGCATCCACGGCAGCCTCGAACTCCCCGCGAGCGATCACAGAGCGCGTGATGTCATTATCAGGCTGAGAGAGCACCAGGAGGGCCGCCGCCACATCGCGCAGGGTAGCCGTCTTCCTGGTGGCGCTGATGTAGGGTGAGTCGAGTTGTTCCAGGATCAGAACCTTCCCCATGTCGATTCGTGGGAGGACAATCCCATTCACGGAGGTGGAGAGGGGCACAAAGGCGGAGAGCACCGCCTTGGGTGTGCCGCTGCCTGCTTCGTCGCTCGCAGCCTGAAGCCGGGCTAGAGAGGCGGCGAGTTCGGGGGATACTGACTCCGAAGATATCGGAACGGTGGTCGCGTGTTCGCTCATTGTTGAAAAAGTCGAAGGACGAGGGTCGATGGTCGAAAGCTAAGGAGGCGCTTAGATCAGGGCGTACTTGATGACCTTGAGGGAGAACTTCGTCACTCCCTTCTGGGTGTACATCACCTTGAAGCCACCTGGTGCCACATGGCAGCCCGTGACGCCGCACACGGAGACGACATCACCCGGGGAGAAGCTAGGAGCCGATCCCTCGGCAGTGCAGGTAATGTTGATCTCCTGTTGGTGATCGAAGTAGACGACGGCGGCTGTGAAGCCCACCGTGTTAGCGACCTCCTGAGCCTTGGCATTGCCGACGATGTCGGCGGTCTCCGCGATGCCACCACCGGAGTAGATGCCACCTGTTCCCCAGGCGATCGTATTATCGCCAATGATGACGGGTGCGGTCGGCTGGGCGGGGGCGGTGAAAGGAACGGCGAGAGGAGCGGTCATGGGATTTTAGGGTTTAGGAGTTGGGAGAGTGGGAAGGGTTTAGAGAATCGAAAGCTGAAGGGTGAAAGTTGAAAGCTGAGGGACTGAGGCGGATCGGAGAGTTTTCATTCAGGTTTCAAATTTCAGCGTTCATCCTTCGAGATTGCGCATCGGGATGTGGGGTTTCACGGCGGTGATGGCAAAGGTGAGTTTGAAGGCTGTGGTCTGGAGGTTTGGGGCATCCAGGGGATTGAGCTGGCTCGCCCCCTCATAGCGCCAATAGCGGCTCGTGATGCCGTCTGGCAGGGCATTGGAGCGCACCCAGGCCACCACGGAATCAATGAGAGCCAGGAGAGGAGGCTGGTCGCCCTGGGAAGCCACCAGCAAATTGCCCGGAGTGAGAAGAGGGATCTTGGCCTTCACGACCCAGATCTCCACCGTATGATCGACGATCGCAGAGAGGGGCTGCTCGCTCTGGTTCTTATCCCCGGACCAGTGGATCACCAGACGGAAGGATGCTGGTTGGTCCAGGAGCTGATCGAGCAGATCGCCGGGGTCCTGGGCAATCCGGAGCTGAGTCACGGCATTCGAAATAAAGGGAGCCTTCGCGAGATCGTCGCGAACCTTCAGCAAGATTTCGGCAGAGGTGAGCGGTTGCATCAGATCATGGATCCGCCAAGGCGGGATCGTTCCGAGATTAAGACGGCAGAGGGGCCTTCGACGGTGGTACCGGGGGCGGTGAGTCGGGAATCTCCTTCGCCGATGGAGAGGAGTTCCTTGCGAATACCTATGGCCTCGGCTTCGTAGGGGTTCTTCTCAGCACCGCGACGCTTATAGATCCGATCAGCGGCGAGCAGCTTGGCGGCCCGGGTGATGAAAGCGGGAAGCGGGGTCTGAAAGGGAATGGGGTAAAGCTTGCCGAGCACACCGTCGATCTCATCCTGCGTGTCCTGGGCGATCTGTTGCCAGACGGCGGGATTGGCAGATCCGGTCTCGGCATCATCGAGAGCTGCGGCCAGGAAGGGCGCAGGGATCATCCCGGTGAGATCGGATTGAGAAACGTAGGGCATTTGGTGGGTGAGCGAAGGTCGAAGGTCGAAGGTCGAAATCTTAAGGGTTCGCTACTGCCCTCACGCCGTGGCGGGAAGGCAGGGTGTGAACTCTTAAATGGCAGCTCCGACTCCGGTGGAGCCGATGGCGAGCTGCGGCAGGCCATAACCTGCGCCAAAGCGAGCGTAAGCCTGATAGATATACTCGTGATAGAGTACGACGTGTTCGCTCTGAGGAGTGGTGACGGCAAGGAGATCAATCGCCTTCTCATCCTGATAGATGAGGGCCTTGACTGGCAGTCCGACTTCCAAGAGGAACCATGCAGTATCGCTCCCCGCGAGTTGAGACCACACCAGATAATCAGCCGTTCCCTTCTGCACGTTTGTGACTGCGGCCACGCCGGCGATGGTGCCGTCTGTGTTTTTTGCGGTCGCCGCAATATTCTCGGCGGTGAGAATTTGCAAAGCCATTGATTCCAGCGCTGGAGGTACGACCAGTAGGAGCTTTTTGCCCAGACCCATGGCATTGCCCTGAGAGTTTTTCATTCCCTTGAGCAGCGCCTTGGCCGCCGCGAAGCTGTTCGCGGAGAGAGGGGCAGTCATCAGATTGGTGAAGGTGAGACTCTTGGAATTGTTGGGCTCGTGCTTCTTGTTTGTGTCGAAGAAATTCTTGCCCGTGTAATCGGCATTAGTAAACCCACCCTCCAGAGTGTTCGCCATCAGAGCATCCACGCTGGCGGCTGCGGCCACAGCCAGATTAGACATTAAGGGCGTGTAGATTCCGAGCCGATCACGCTCGATGTCGGCCTCTTTGACGGGGATCGTCGACTCATACTCATCATTTTTGATGCGATAGTCGGATGCCGAAAAATTTTGAATGATGGCTTTACCCATCATTTTGCGCAGGCCTGGCAATGCTCCAAGCCAGGCATAAACCTCCTCGGCAGCATTGGATGGCATCCGCATGGCGATCTTCGGCCATTCCGGCTCGGCCCCCTGCATTTCCTTGAGGAAAAGGACACGAAAACTCCGGAAGAAGTTGGCGAGTGTGGTTTGATTGATTTGCATGGCTGGTTAGGATTTGGGATTTAGGATTTGGTAGTGGTGAGTAAGTTGGAGGATTAGGCGGAGGCGGCGGGTGCGAGGGAGGTGATGTCGACGATCACCTGAGTGGCGTCGCCGTTGTAGAAGCCCAGGAAAACCCCCGCGATGAGGCTGTGCGTCGTCGAGTGAGCAACGGTGTTGTCATCCTCGGCAAATACATTGGCCCCAAGATCGGCCTGGGTAACCGGCTGAGTTGTGGAGTTTTGCAGGATGAAGGCGCCTCGTTTTGTCAGGACACTCATGGCTCCCGCACCGCCAGCAGTGTTGTCAAAAACACTGCTCAGCGAGCTGGGTTGAACCACGCCGAGCACGCGGAGGCCTGCGACATCTGCCGCAGGCTTGCCATATCCAGCCGCAGTGATGGCGAGCAAGGTGCCGACATAAACGATGACGCCGTTAAGCAGCGGCACGGGGGAGGTGAAATCACCAGGAGCTTCCGGTGTATTGATGGGAGTAGTGGCGGCGGACATGGTGTTTTTGGAGTTTGGGAGTTGGGAAAGTTGGAACGGTTGGTTGGGGATGAATTATTTTCCGAATTTTTTGTGATCTTCTTCAGTCAGACCGAGTTGACGGTCGATCTCGGCGCGCGCGGTGTTGTGTTCCAGGTTGCTACCCTCAGCAGCGAGAGCATCGACCTTGGTGCGCTTATCGAGCGGCACGGTGACAGGGAGATCGGCGCAGAGCGTCTTGAGATCGGCGATGTCGAGCTTCTCGGCACCCTTGGGAACAACTTTCCCTTCGCCAGCGGCGAGGGCGATGATTCCCTGGCGCTCGGAGTCTTCGCGAGCCTTGCGATCGCCAGTGATCAACAAGTGGAGATTCTTCACCTCGGCAGCGAGGGCGGTGAGAGCCGTGGGGGCTTCCGTTTTTTCAGCAGGAGTCTTGGCATCATCCGCAGCCTTCTGGGCAGCGGCTTCGATTTCTTCGTCGGTCGCCTTTTCAGGATCGAGACCGAGGATGGCGCAGAGGAGTTTTTTAGGATCCATGGTGTGTTTTGTTTTTGGTGGTGGGTTGGTGGTTGAGTAATCTGCGGAGAGAAGAATCAGATCAGTGACCGCGCCCTGACGGCATGCGGCGACCGAGTGGAGAAAAATGACATTGCCCTGGGCATCCTTCTTGGGAGCTGGAGAAAGATCTCGGTAGTGGCCGTCGCCTATGAACTTCCGCCCGGCTGGAGTCCAATCGATGTTGTCATAGACAATCCCCTCATTTTCTACGCAGAGGACATCTGCGTAGGCGGCGACTTCGCAAGGCTCTCCTTTGTAGAACTCCGTCCCCGGCACCGTGTTGTGGTTGAAATCGATGCAGACTCTCTCAAACCCTGTGAGCTTTTGGTTGATAGGGAGGGCGGAAAGGGTCACCTCGTTAACTCGGAATAGTCCCTTGGTGGATTCATTGTCCCCCCAGGGGAACACCACCATACGGGTGGGCAGCTTCTCTGGATCGGAAATGAGCGGTTCCCCCTTCACATGAAGGGCGTAGAGATCTCCGGGAACTAGGGAGGCGTCGCGTGGCACGCCGTGAACCTTGGGGAAATCAGGTTCTAACTACTAACAACGGTGAACACGATGCACACGGTGGGGACGGATTTACCACTAAGGACTGAAAAGGGAACAGCCAAGCATATTTCCTTGGATTCCCCTTTGATTCTCCTTTGTGGTAAAAAACTCTTCAGATTCCCAACTGCAACTTCGCCGCCGCTTCCGCTACTTTCACAATCTTGGTCTGTGCCCACTCCGGCATAGTACCATCACGGGTGATCGGCATGAAGGGCCGGGCGGGGATCTTGGTCTTGTGTCCCTTGCCAGTCATGCCGCCGAACTGGTGAATCCGGGCATAGGGGCGATCGCTGGCGATCGTCACGGTGCTAGTACCGACTTCGACGCGGAACGACTTTACCATCAGACCGGATTTCTTCAGCAGCGGATGAGTGGATCCACCATCACTCGTCACCAGACGTTGGCGGCCAGATTTCGAGGGATGAGGGGCGAACTTCGTATTCTTACGAGCCACCCACTCGGCAATGCGGAGAGAGGGATTGTCAAAGGCTCGCTGCGTGATCGACAGGAACTCCGTCCCCATGGCACGCAGGATCGGACGGGTGTCCTTCGCCTGCCGGATCAGGTGATCGAGCTTCGGACTGATCTCATCGATTTGAATGGTGACGGACATGAAAGTTAATGAATGACCAACGTTCCATCCTCATTCTCTTCATCTTCGGTATCGGGACCCACAGCAATCAAAGAACCTTTCAGAGCGTCCACGGCCTCCCTGGCATTGACTTCATCGGGCAGGCAGGAGGAAGGATAAAGGTCATTGAGTTTTTGCAGGATCTTCTTGTCCCGGCACTCCCACTCTCCTCCGGTGATGATTGCCCTGATACCGTTGATTTCGACTGTTGCGCTCATAATCCTCTCAAGGTGTTGACCACATAAGTGAAGTATTCCGGATCGTTTTCAAAGAATCCCGCAGGGTCAGTATAGAGCCGTTGAATCCCCATGGAAAGAATCTCAGTTGCATAGTAATCACCAGAGGAGAGCTTATAGACTTTTCCCGAGTAGGCCTTTCCGCCTTTCTTCACCCATTCATCTCTCAGGGCCTTTTCACCGTGGCGATATCCCTGACCAAGCCACACGGGAACTTCTCCAACTGTGCGGCTCTCCAGGAAGGCGGCGCTCTTTTTCAGGATCTCGGCAAGGCGACCTTCGATAATGTGTCCCAGCTCATGAGCCACCGTCCAAGTAGGCATGAATTTCCCGTTGATAAAGCCGCCGAAACGATCAGCAATGGCACGAGTCCTGGTTTTCAGAATTTTCACATCCGGGCCGGAGAGTACGGCCTTTGATGTGATGCTCCGCACAAAGGCAAAGCCTTCATCAATTTTAACTTTCTCGGTGCGTGCGGTGTGATGAACCACACTCTGCTCCTGCGCAGGAAGTGAGAGCAACTCGTGAAATTTGTTCCTCTTTTCGATTGGATCTGGAGTGGATGCGAGCACTGTTTGAAATTCTCCCAGGAGATCCGTGACGGACTTGATGGGACCCGGCCCTGCGACTTTCGGATCTACGGGATCCGCCACCGGCAGCTTCTTTCCCCCCATCCAGTCCCAGACGGTCATGCCCCCATCGTGGACGGGGGTCTTCCTGGACCACTGCTCAAACTGGTTCCAGGTCTGGGTATCGTAGCGGCCCTGAAGCTTGTCGATCGGGATGTGGAGATCTTGGGGATTAAAGCTGTAGGCCGAGTTTCCGTTCTTCTCGACCGGGGTGCGGACATCGGTGATCTGGTTCACGCCGCGTACCAGGTGACCGCTCGTCTCGATATGATCCAGAGATTGTCCTTCGATGAGTGTGCGCTGGTCTGGCGGGAGCTTCGCGTCCCCCTTGCGGATATCCTGCGCATCATCTGCCGAGATCGGCACCCAGTGGCAGCGGCATCCGAAGTCCCAGGGGCACCAGTGGGAGTGAACGAAGGCGGAATCAAAGGGAAAGACCAGCCCGTCGAGTGCCTCGTGCGTCGCCCTCACCCGGTCATCATCCATGCTGTGATACTCGACATAGGGAAAGATAGCCTTCTGTGCGGCGATATTGCGGAAGGAGGCTGCCTGCGAGGCCTGGAAGCCGTGCGTGCGGAGCAGGGTTTCAGCACGGCGCTCTGCGGCGGAGCTATTCTCCGGATCCTCCGGATCTGCCAGGAAGGGATGAATCTCCTCGACCAGCTTCTTCTTAGCCTCGTCCCAGTTTGCCCCGGCATGAACAGTCGCGATCTCCTCTCGGACTCGTTGCAGCACGTCGAAGCTCGTGATGCCACTGACCGTGATCGCACGCGCACGCAGCTCGGGCAGCATCGACTTAAAGACCTCCGCCGCGACAGGGGTCTTGGAGTTGATGAAGTCGATCGCTTCAGCGTGAGGCGTGGGATCGGTGAGGAAGTCCATGGAGGAGGTAGGAAAGTGTGGGGAGCGAAAGCTCAAGGGTGAGTTATAG